TGAGGCGCTCACCGTTAACAATTCTGTAAACAATCGGCGCATCCTTTACGGGCAATCGATATACAAACCGCTCGAATGGAATCCAGGCAAGCAGGACGGACTCAATGCGCACTTTTGTTGCATTGATGAATATCACGCCCATCCAAATGATGAGCTTTACAACGTAATACGAAACTCAATGGGGGCAAGGCGGCAGCCGTTGCTGTTTACCATTACGACGGCGGGCTTTAATCGTGAAGCGCCCTGCTACAAACACAGGCAGTACTGCGCAGGTGTGTTGAGTGGTAACATAAAAGACGATGCTTTGTTTTCGGTGATCTATACATTGGATGAGGGCGATGATTGGACAGACCCGGCAGTATGGGCCAAAGCAAATCCAAACTGGGGTATTTCAGTAAACCCTAGGCAGTTGGAGCAGGGATTGACTGAGGCCAAGGAGTTCGTGCACAAAGAAGTTGAATTTAAAACCAAACTGCTCAACGTGTGGACCGATACCGCAATGACTTGGATTTCAGATAGTGATTGGAAGGCTTGCGACGGCTCGGATGATTTAGAGGGCGCTTTGTGTTATGGTGGATTGGATTTGGCAAGCACTGGGGACTTTTGTGCATTCAGTTTATACTTCCCAGAATATCACGCGATTCGCTCATGGTATTGGTTGCCAGTCGAGACGGCATACAAAAGAAAGGACGCCGCAGGGCAATCGATTAGGCAGTGGGCAAGTGATGGGCATATTGAGTTAACGGACGGCAATGTAACAGACTACTCATTTATTAAGGCGCGGGTTATTCAGTTGGCTCAGCAGTACGACATAAAAGATATTGCATTTGACCGATTCAACTCTTCGCAGTTGGTTATTGAGCTACAAAATGAAGGCTTGCAAATGTTTCCTTTCGGCCAAGGCTTTGTATCAATGTCGGCACCTACCAAAGAACTAGAGCGATTGACAAAGGATAAACAATTAAGGCACGCGGGCAATCCCGTCACTCGTTGGATGATGGGCAACATAATGCTGCGCACAGATCCTGCGGGTAATATCAAAATTGACAAAGCCAAAAGCGGCGACAAAGTCGATGGGCCTGTGAGCATTGTGATGGCGTTGGGCACTTGCATGCAGGATTCCGCAAAAGAAAAAGAATCAGATTTTTGGTTTGTAAGCTTATGAAATTTTTAGACGATTACATGCAGGAATATTACAACAACCTACCGAGATATCGGACCTATGAGGACGCCTACAACGCAACCGAGGAAAAGTATTTCGGCAAGTTTGGCGTGCGTCGGTATAAAAATTACGATGTATTCAGGGCAGCGTTGAGCAGGTGGTTGGCCCAGGGGCGGAATAAGTAATTTGTTAACGTGAGTAATTTGTGGTAGTTGTAATTTGCGGGCGATGAATCTAAAATTTTGGCAGCCAAAAAGAACGGAAAAGCGCAGCGGTTTAGCGCAGCCAACTGATTGGCTCATCAATACTTTACAAAATGTTTTCGGATATCAAACAAAAAGCGGGCAGGCGGTTAATGATCGCACGGCGTTATCTATTGCGTCGGTGCACGCGTGCGTTAGAGTTATTGCAGACGGTATTGCGGGGCTATCTTTAAAGTTGTATAAAGATGATGGCACCAATCGCGAGCAGGTTGTAATCCACTACGCTACGGCATTGGTAAACGAGCCAAACCCGTATCAAACAAAATACGATTTCACCAAATACATGGTGAGCCACTTGGCGCTGAAGGGCAACGCCTACGCTTTTATCAATCGCGACAGCAGATATTTGGGCATTGAATTGCATCCAATTGCACCCGACTACGTTCAGCCAATCATGCAGGACGGCCAATTGTTTTACAAAGTGAATCGCAAAGGCTTCCCTGGCATGATTCCAGCGGCGGACATGTTGCACTTTAAAGGGCTTTGTGGTGATGATCCGCTTGTAGGTTTGTCGCCCATTGTGGTGCACGCCGAAACCTTGGGCATTGATTTGGCAGCGATTAGCCAGAGCGCGGGCGTCTACAAAAATGGAGTGTTGAAATTTTTGTTAACATCTGACGCACAGATTAAACCCGAGCAGGCAGTGCCATTGAAGAAATCTTTAGATGACGTTATAGACGGGGCAAGCCGCAGCACAGTATTGCCCAATGGCATCAAGATGGAGAAGTTGAGTCTATCTCCAGAAGAGGCGCAGTATTTGGAAACACGCAAATTTTCTGCTGAGGAAATCGCCCGTATTTTTGGGGTTCCCGCTTCTATGATTGGCGCAAAGGATGGCATCAAGTCCAGCGTTGAGCAGGAATATCAAGATTTTTACGCACGCACTTTGGCAAGTTACGCCATTAACATCGAGCAGGAAATGGCCCGCAAGCTGTTAACAGAAAATGATAAGTTAACCTATTACTTTAAATTTAACTTTAATTCGCTGTTGAGAGCCTCCGCCAATGAGCGCGCTGATTACTATAATAAAGGCATTCGCGGCGGTTGGCTTTCACGTAACGAGGCCCGCATGTTTGAAGATGCAAACGGATTTAATGGAGGCGATGAATATTTAATCGAATCTAATTTGATGCCGTCCAGCAAAATCGATGAATACATGGACGCCAAGATTTCGCAACTAATGAGCACCGCCGACAAAAACAACAACCCAGAGGGAACTAATAATACAGAGGTAATCTAATGAAACAAGAAAGGCGCACATTTACGGGCACCGTCCACACCAGGTCAGAAGGCGAAGGCATGCCAAAAGAAATTGGCGGCATTGCCGCTGTCATTAATTCCGCTACGGATTTAGGATATTTTGAGGAGGTTATTATGCCGGGGGCGTTTGACAATGCTTTGTCTAAAGATTACGACATTCGTTGTTTGTTCAACCACGAAGCCGAGTTAATTTTGGGCCGCACAAAAGCAAACACCTGCAAAGTTTTTGTAAATGGCGACGGAAATTTAGAATATACGTGGATTCCAGATTATGAGAATCCAACACATATGAGCGTTGTGCGTTCTATCATGCGCGGGGATATCACGCAGAGTTCTTTTGCCTTTACAATCAAAGAGCAAACTTGGAGCGAGTCAGAAAAGTATGGATCTATGGGCAAGCGCACAATCAAAGTAATTGAGGATTTGTATGATGTTAGCCCTGTAACTTATCCCGCTTACGCAGATACCGAGGCCGACGCCCGTAGCATTGTTGCTATGCGTGATCAGGAACAAGAAATAGAAGAGGCCAAAAGAAGCCAAGCCTCTGCCGATGTTATTAAATTGGCTTTATTAAGATATCAAAACCTTTAAACAAAAAACAAAATCATGAATAAAATTAAAGCATTGAAAGAAGAGCGTGGACGTTTGCTCGGCGAATTGTCTACCTTGCAAACCACAATCGAAAAAGAAGCCAGATCTATGGCTGATTCAGAAACCAATCGCTTAAGCGAAATCGAGGCTCGTTTGGGCGCGATTAAAGCTGAAGTTGAAACCTTGGAAAAATTGCAGAATCTTGCAGCTCAGGCAGCAGGCCACAGCGCAAGCCGTAGCGAAGAGAAAGAAAAGTCTAACATGGCTAAAGATTACAGCTTTAAGCGCGCTATTGATATGGCTATTTCTGGCCGTCGCGAAGGTGTTGAAGGTGAATTTTCTGCCTTGGCTTCTAGCGAGTACCAGCGTAGCGGTGTAAGCGTAAGCGCTCACTCTATGAAAATCCCTTCTGAAGTTTTCAAACGTGATATGTCTGCTACTGGTGGAACTTCTGGTTCTGAAGGTGGTGTAAACGTTCAAACTTCTGTTGGTTCTATCATCGACGTATTGTTGCCTAAGACTGTATTGCGCGGTTTGGGTGTTCAGCAGTTGAGCGGATTGGTTGGTAACTTGGATATGCCTACCGCTTCTACCGTTCCTAGTGCAGGTTGGAATACTGAAAACGGTTCAGCTACTGAAAAGAGCCCCGCTTTTTCTAAAATTACATTTAGCCCAAAGCGTTTGGCTGCTTACATTCAGGTATCAAACCAATTGATGTTGCAATCTAGCAACTCAATCGACGCTTACGTGCGTAACTGGTTGCTTAACGCCATGGCTCAATCTTTGGAAACTGCTGCTATTAAAGGTGGTGGATCTAACGAGCCTACTGGTATCATTGCAAATGCCAACGTAAACGTAACTTTTGCAGGTGGTGCATCTTCTAACAGCACAAACGCAAACGGAATCGCTCCAGTATGGGCCGACGTTGTTAACTTGATGAAGGCTGTAGAAAACGCTAACGGCGAAGGTGTTGCTTACTTGACCAACCCTAAAGTAAAAGCCGCTTTGCAAACTATCCCTCGCCAAGCTTCTGGTGTAGAAGGTAACTTTATTTGGCCTGCAGGTGGTTCTGAATTGAACGGTTACAACGTAGCTACTTCAACTTTGGTTCCTAGCAACTTGACCAAAGGTACTAGCTCAACTTTGTCTGCAATGATCTTCGGAGATTTCAGCAAAATGGCTATCGCTTCTTGGGGTGGTATGGAGTTGACAGTTGATCCTTATTCTGGTGCAACTGCTGGCTTGACTAACGTTGTATTGAATGCTTACTTAGATTGCAACTTGTTGCAGCCTACTGCCTTCGCAGTTTGTAAGGACATCGTAGCTTAATAGCTTGACCGCTTGGGGTCGTAAAAGTTCCAAGTGCCGGGGGTGATCTTGACTGCATCGCCCCTGGGCCAATATGAAAGTGAGATTTACAGCAAACCCTACAGGGCAATTTAATTTAAGTTACAACGTAGGTGAAGAAGTAATAATGGAAACCAAGCAGGCCATGCTTTTAATTGAGGCGGGTGTTGCTGAAGAGATTGCAGTATTGACACCAGCCAAGCCTAGCAAAAAGGCAAAGCCAGTAAACCCTGAAACCGAATTAGACGCAGAATAATGTTTGTCAGCCGTAGATATACCGCCTTCGCAAATGCCGCCACAGACTACCTCAGTTTGGCAGATGCAAAAACCCATTTAAGGGTTACAAGTTCCTCAGATGATACTTACATTTCGGGGCTTATCTCTATGGCAATTGATGCCTGCAGTAATTATTTGGGCTACTCAATTCGCAAGGGTACGGCAAAGTATGGATTTGACTCATTTACAGGCCAGCCTGCGCTTGTGAATCCCGTGAATGGACTCAATATACCTTCAGGCAATTATCTGCGCTTAAACACGCGCTGTTTGGCTATTAACTCCGTGAGCTATGTGAACGACTCGCAGGCAGTTGTTGCTTTTGATTCTGCCGATTGGTTGGCTTCACCCGATCCGATGGGCGGGTATAGCAGAAATATTTTTTTTGAAAATACCCCATCTTCAATTACCGATGATACAATTAAGTACATCGTTGAAATTTCAGAGGGCTTTAATCCTGTAGGCACTTCTTCTGTAGATCCCGACACCATCCTGCCCGCCACGATTAAGCACGCGGCGCTTTTGTTGGTTGCTCAGTACTACGATAACAGGCAGGCCATTATTGCGGGAAGTATTAACAGCGAAATGAATTTTGGCTTTCATTACCTACTCGATCCGTACAAAATCCAAATCATGATCTGATGAATGCGGGGTTAATGGACGTTTTGGTGAGCTTACAAAGTTACACCGAGACCATAGATACAAACACAGGCGAGAAGCTGCAAACGTGGACGGAATATGCAACCGCCTGGGCGCAGCGTGTTGAGCAAGAAAGTGGTGCCGAGAATGTAAACGCAGACAGGCGCGAGCACAAGCAAATTGTGTTTTATACAATCCGTTTCAATTCGGCCGTAGGCGTTAAGCACAGGGTGGTTGATGACAATGGGGCGCATAACATTGTTAACATTGCAAACCTTCAGCGCAATCTATATTTGAAACTACAAACTGAATTAACACAATAATGGAGAAAATTGACGGACTCGCTGAAACCTTGGAAGCCCTAAAGGCTATGGGGGTCAGTGTGAAAAGTCGTAAGCTTCAGCAAGTTTTAAAGAAAAGCGCAAGCCCAATTATCGCAACGGCAAAAAGTTTGGTGCCAGTTGATACAGGCGATTTGAGGGACTCAATCGGTTTCATCAATAGCAAGGATAATCAGAACTACGATAAGGCTTTGATTGGCTTGCGCAAGGAATACTATAACAACTATTTGGGCGTGATGTATGAATACGGGACAGTTGAGCGAATCCAATCGAGCACAGGCCGTTACACAGGCGCCATCGCACCGGTGCGTTTTATGCAAAGGGCTGTCGATTCAAACGCCACAAGCGTAGAGGAAAACATAATGAAAGGCGTTGATCAAATCATTGCCGATTTAGCAAAGAAAAATAATTTAATATATAAATAACCATGGCAACTACTGGACCAGTAAACGGCACGCTTATAAGCATCTATAAAGATGTGAGCGGTACCTTGACTAAAATTGCAAACGCAACATCTCACTCGATGGATATCTCAAAAGATATGATCGACGTTACTAACAAAGACAGCGCAGGCGCTAAAGAATTTATTGCCGGTGAGTACGGCTACACCTTGAATGTAGAGGGAATTTTTGAAGGCGATTCATCTGTAAGCACAAGCGGTTTGTCTTACAAAGATTTGTTAACTGATTTGCTCGCGGGCACTCAATTAACAGTTGTAATGACTACCAATGTAACAGGCGATGAAAAATTCACAGGCGGCGCTTTCTTCAGCAGCTTGAGTTTGAGCGCACCTAACAATGACAAAGCAACCTTCACAGGAACTTTGCAAGGTACAGGCGCTTTGACTATTGGCACCGTTTCATAATTTATTTGTTATATTTGTGGCATGAGCCACATTATCATTGGGGGTGTTCAGCACCCCCTTTTGTTTAACATGAACAGCCTGCGCAACGTTATGCAGTTGGCTGGAATGGAAAACTTTGCAGATCTAAACCTGCAAAAAGACCTTGCCAAATCTATGGACTTCGCATTAAGTTGCGCGTTCTATGGGATTCTGGAAGGCTACGAAGCCGACGGCAAAAAAACGCCATATCCCACAATCCAAAAATTGGGCGCATCGGTTAAAAGATTTACAGAGTTGAGCCCTGCGCTGGATGGATTCACGCAGGCCGTTAGTGATTTCTTTAGCACCGAAGAGCCAGAGGGAAAGTAAAAGCCAAGGGCGACGGCGCACCGCTAACTTGGCGCAAGATTGAGCGCATCAGTTACGGCGAATTAAATCTAACTGAGCGGGAGTTTTGGAAATGCTCGCCACGTTTTTGGCGTTTAAAATTGGAGGGCATGCGTGAGGCGCAGCAACAGCAGTACAGAAACCAATGGGAGATTACTCGCTGGGCAGTTGCTACAGGCATGGCGCCCCACTTAAAGAAACCAATTGAGCCCAAAAGGCTGTTAACATTTCCATGGGAGGAATCCGACTATATTAGTATTGAGGAAGCGGTTAAACTATATTCGCATGTCTTTGATAAATTAACCCCAGACGCCAAGGCATGAGCGCACCTATAAAAATAGTCTACAACATATTAAGCAACAACTCAGCCCTCACGGCGTTGGTTTCTACGCGCTTAAATCCAATACGGATTCCGCAAGAGTCTGCATTCCCTGCAATCGCTTATAATTTAGTTAGCATAATTGCAAGCCCTACCAACACAAGCCACTCACGCACAGATTTTGCAAGGGTGCAAGTTAGTAGCTTTGGCACCACGTTTGCAAGCGCTACAGAAGTGGCAACCGCAGTGCGCACTGCATTAGAGGCGGTAACATTGCCCGGCACTTTTAACTCTGTAAAATGCCAAACTATCGAATTTGATGGCGAGGTGCAATTGGCAGAGGATGAGGCAGGATTTGCGGGAATTTACCACGTTGCTCAGGACTTTATAATTAACTATACAAGATAATGGCAAGGTCGTTAAATATAGTAATTGGCGCAAACATTGAAAAGCTTAGGCAGGGCTTTAATGATGCGATATCAGTAATTAAAAAGGCGGGCGGTGAAATGTCTGCCGACGTTGCAAAGAGCGCAAAAAGCATCGAGGAAAAGCTA